CATTTTTACATAATCTTTTATCTTAATTGCATTGTCAGGACCTATACAAAATATTTCTCCTGCACATTTGTCAGGATTGTTTATAACTGTTTCCCAAGCATCTAACAAATCATCAATGTAAATAAAGTTTCTATATGGCTCGCCATATCCTAAATTTATCTCTTTAGGATTTTTAAGCATTTGTGTTATAATTTGTTCTGTCACAAAAAAGTCATTGTCTTTTCTGCCATAAGCATTTGTTTGTCGTATTGCAGTAAATGGTAATCCATAACTTCTGTGTGCATATTCTAAATATTTTTCACAGCCATACTTTGCAACGGCATAGGGGGCATTTGGATTAGGTGGTGTTGACTCGTTAAATGCAATAACATTTTCTTCCTTGCCATCTTTTATAATGTCGCTTATAGGTTGCCATCCATAAACTTCCATTGTAGAAGCAAATACAAAGTTTTTAAGATTTGGTAATTTAGAAGCAACCTCTATTAGATTGACTGTGCCTACATAGTTAATTTCGCTAAACGTAATTTGCTCATAAAAACTATCCTGCACTTCTGTTCTGGCCGCAAGATGCACAATTATTTCTGGATCAAATGTTGACACCTGCATAGCAACTTTGGCATGATCTCTCAAATCCTCGGTCAAAAATTCTAATTCGTGTTTGTCTTTCAGTCTTTCGACCATATGCTGACCTATAAATCCGTCTGCACCTGTTATAAATATTCTCATTTTATGTCCTCTTCTTTTGCAAAACCTGTAATTTGCATTGTAAATCTTGGTTGATATCCTAGATTAGCAACTAAATGTGTTGCATTTCTTTTGATTACTGTGTAATCACCTTTTACATAATCTATCCATGCTTGGTCTTCCATTTCAAAATAATGTCCCATTAATCTATCTTGTAAAAATAAATTTATTCTAAAAGGCTCCATGCCTTCTATTTCAACACCTTCGTCTTCAACTTTCTTTCTTAATTTATACAAAGTGTCTTGATGTGGTGCTATAAATCTGCCTGGCATAAGTTTATTTACTGTAACCACAGAATATTTAAGCCAAGGAAAAAGTGTTTTAGTATGTTTTACCCAAGGAGGGCAATCATCTTCGAATACCTGATATACCCAAGGTGCGTCATAAGGATAATCTGGCACAGGCACACCTTTTCTATCCCAAAAGCCTCCACTGTAAACTGTATGCGTATGCTCGGTAAATTTTAGTCGGTAGAGCATTTCTCCAGTAACATGATCTATATTAACGTGACCTTTAATCATTTGATATCACCGTTACCTGAGCAGAATAAAATGGATACTCTCCCATGTTACCTGCTAAATGCCAATCGTCTATGCCAAATTTTACCCAATCACCTTTACGCCATTTAACAAATGGTTGATCATGAACTTCATAATAATGTCCGCTTTTCCAATCTTCTAAAAAAATTAAATATCTGTAACTTTCGCCCCCACCGTATTCTTGTTTAAGAATATAATGCTTGTCGCAATGATTAGGAATTGTTTGACCAGGATCTATTTTGATTGTGCTGACTACACAATTATCCCAATCCTGTGGAATCTTTTTTGATAAGTCATGCACCCATTGTGGAGACTCGTCAAACATTTGCCATATGCTACTATTGTGTTTAGTGTAATATTTTTCTACTTGTGGTGTTTGTTGATAGCATTGAAAATAGTCGTCATACCTAATGTTCTCTAATTGAGCAAGTGGTATGTCTATATCTATATGCCCATATTTAATCACAATAACTCTCTAATGTTCCTTTACGTCTTAGATCTAAAGTTGCACAATGTATGCCGCCTGAGAGCGTCATAGAGTGACGGAATTGGACTGGCACACTATTAATGCCATATTTGTCAAGTTCTCTCATTAAAGGTTCCTGTGCTGAATCTAAGATTACAGTATTTTCATCCACACTTAATAAGTTCATACCAATGTAGGGTGAACATGGTGGCATATACCCTTCGTCTGCAAGTTTACTACCTTGCACTACACAATCGTCAAACCAAATTTTATCCCACTTTTTAAACATTTCAGGACAATTTTCTGGTGTAACTCTACTACTATTCATTAACACTAATCCAGGTCTTAACGGAACTATAGTGCTATCGAAGTGTGCAAAACTGTAAAGTTCGCTGTAATGTAATCTATATCCCATTGGTTCAAGTAATCTTTTAAGCCATTTAAAACCTTTCATATTACCCGAATTACTTACTTGATATAATAAATCTCTACCTACTCTTACAATATTAGGTGCATCGAATACTATTTCATGATTCAGTAATGTTGGTTTATTTTCTATATCTTCAAATGTGTATAGATCGTCATGTAATTTAGGCTTCGGAGCGGCAAACCATAAAGCACCATCTTCAAATGCCTCATACATAATATCTTCGTATAGTCTTGTTTCAAAATATCTTGCCCTTACAGGAGTGGGTGTCTCTATTAACATGTCGCCCAATGGTAGTATTAAATCACGTGGGCACCAACTATACCAGCCTTTACTTTGCCAGCCTTGACCAATGTCGTAACTTTTTTGTTCCCAATCTATAATTTTAGGTCGATGCACAATTACACCTAGATCTTCGAGTGCTTTTGCTAAACCGTCTGCGTCTTCATTTGCTTCGTCTATTACCCATTGCGGATAAGGACCCTCTAGTTTTTCAACATCTTCTTTGTTAAAATTTGCATAACTAAAACTTCTTGCTGAAATATCTGTTGCTATTCTACTGTGGTGTGCATGTCCAACGATTATCTCCTCTAGAGGATCCCAATCGTTGTGGGAATTTACTATCATTTTGTCTCCTGTGTATATTAGTATTACTGACTATTTATAGGTTTGCTAAAAATTTTACCTATATTTTTAGGATTGCTTAATATTTTAAAATTATGTTCTACAATATCCTTTGCACTTTCTATCAAAATTAATTTCTGTTTGTCCCCTAGATTACAAAAACGTTTAAGATCTTTGGCAATAAATTCTGCTCGTTCTTGCCTATCTTGAATGTCATCATATGATTCATCGAATAAACTATCAAAAGTTTTATATCCAAATTGTTTAAGTAATTTAAGATAACCGGGTTTTCCAAAAACTACAAATGGCATTTTGTTGTAAATAGATCTAAATATTTTTTCTGATGCAAACACTGGAGATTCTGGTTCAGTATCTTCTATAACCAATTCGAAATTTACTGCTCTAGTCCAAGGAGTAATGTTCATAAAGTTCGGGTGCTTTTCGTATTTGCCTTTCATACTTCTTAAAATATATCTTCCTTCACTGTCATCTAAATTGTCAATTGTGCTGGACTCATCTGTTATATAACTTTTCTCATACAAATCTAATTTTTTTATAGCATCTAGCATTATACGTTTGCCTGGTGCCATTCTAAGTGCAAGACTTAAAAAGTCTTTTTTAGGCATTGTATAATTTACTTGGCTAGTCCAATGTTTATTTCCAGAGTATGACCATAACGACCAATAATCTACAAAATGAAGATTCATGCCATAAATGTCATAGTCAAAAATGTTAGGATTTCCATTTACATAGTGAATTTTTTCTCTGATATGACTTCTAAAATATTTGCTAAATGATCTCATGTCTTGTATTGTAAAAGGCTCAGTTGGAACATATATTAAAACATTATGTCCTCTCATAATTGTTTTTTCTATAATTGTTTGAATATTAGAATTTAACATTGTTTCTAAATTTGTTTTAGCAAAACAATTATCAAATCTTATAGCAAGATCGTTTTCTGGAATGTGCCTATAAAGAGATTTGATATCGTTATAATGAAAAGTTTTATCATATTCTTTTTTAAATATTTGTTTTACAACTTTTTCAAAATAATTTTCTCCTAGATGCAAATCTATAAATCTATCCCAATCCCATTGCTCTCCAACAGAAAATAAATCAATTCTAGACATCGCCTAACCACTCACTTATACAAACTCTATAATTACCGTGAACACCTCTATTGAATTCTTTGTGTCTTACATCATCGCCCAAGCCAAATATTACAGTATCACTCCAAACAAGGTCTTCATTATGGCACACATCGCCGTATGCTTCTGCAAATTTATTCCAATTGTAGTCAGGTCCAAAATGCCTCATGTATTCCACACCAAGTGCCATACTATGATTGTTTGCCATGCTAACTTCGTTTAACATGCTAACACCGTCGTCCATATATTCTTTTGTCCAACGAATACCTACTCTATGATTTTCTAGTGTGAAAAACGGCTTACTTAAACTACATGTAACGTCTGTAATGCAAGGATATTGATTTAGATCTATATGACAATGTTTGCTTATTCCCCAATATGCTAAATCAAGACATACTGGTATCTTATTAGCATTACATATTCTCATAAGTTTATCAAAGTCAGGGTGCATACAACCAAAGTCGCTAAATGGCGCACTTATTATAAGAGCATTCAAATCATGGCCTGTGATTATATTTTCCATTAGTGACACATGTTCTACATATCTAAAATTAACATGTTTTCCTAAACAAGCATGATATTGAAAGTCACCTTTTAATACATTTATTTCTCTATCTTTACTGTGACGTAAAATGAACTGGTCAAAAGTTTGACTTGTTCCTTGTGTATAATCTGCAAATTTAAATTCATCTAGTCCTTCTATGCTATTGAGAGCACCGTAATTCATCCATTCTGAAAAAACACTTGCATAGTGTTCTATACTTACTGGTTTAATTTTTCCTAAGTTATTATGGAAGTCTAACACCTCCTTATTTCTTATAGGTCTTGCACCTCTAACTGCAGGCATCTTCTAATCCTTTTAAAAAATTTTCATTGCTTTTTATTCTAAATGCTCCAGATGTCATATGTTCGTAATTTTTATGGATACCTTTTTGAGTTTTTTCTAATAAATTTACCATGTCATCTAAGGGTAAGGCTTGCAACTTTTTCATTAACTCATGGCATCCATTTACACGTTCGTATAAACTTTCTGCATTACTCCAAGACAAATCCCAACAATCTCTGAATACATCAAAATCTATTTTTTCCATTTCCTCATTCATACCCTTACATCCAAAACTAATAAAAGGTTTCTTAAAGTAAATAGGTATCATTTGTTTTTCATCTGCGTATCCATATCCTTCTCCCTCACCTCCTGCTATAATGGCTATGTTAATATTATCATACAACCATTTTGCTGGAAGTCCTTTATCACTTACGTTTGGCATATCTAAAATATGTGTATGGTCTAATGCTGTATCTAAAATTTTTAAAAATGTTTTGTCATCAAGATATTCTCTTAATACATCTAATGTATTTAATATCAAATGTGTTTGATATATAGATTCTTGTTGTTCTATATCGTTATTTTCTAGCATGTTTTTGATGTGTAATGCCTTTAACGACCAGTTTCTGCTGTATCTAGTTGCATCCAATGTTTTACTATTTTCTACAAGATAAGACATGATCATTCTATGCGGTCGAGGATTACGCATTGTTAAAAGAAATTTATTAGGGCAAGTAATGTAGTCAGGCGTGTGCCTATCTGGTTCGACTTCCTCTTCTCTGAAATGGTGATCTTTTAATTCTAAAACACTTTTATTGTAATGCACTCTATCAAAATACCAAAGTTTATTTAATAAAGTTACATTTGGTAATGCTAAAATTTTTTCAGCAGTTTCTGTAATCTGTGTATGTCCTGACCCGCTTAACACAAATGTTAAATCGCTAAATTTTTTTGCTAAATTTAAAATTGCATCATCTGTTTGTTTAAAAATAAAAGGTTCTGTTGTGGTGTAAATGAGTATAATTTTTTTATTATTTGGATAATGCTTTTGTGCAGAAGAACAAATTTTTTTAACTGTATCTAAAATAGATTCAAATGGTGTGCTTTGAAAGTCTATAGGAAATAAACATATCTCGCCTGGCAATGCAGGATCGTAAACAGATTTGCTAAACGTAAAATTTCTATACTTTTCACTATAAGAATCTTTCCAATATAATAATTGTGTTATTTCTTCAAATGTATATGACTCTTGTGCTAGATTTACACCTGATGTATTCTTGTCATTATATTTGTAAATTATTCTAAACATTTAAAGTCCTGGCGGAGAGAGAGGGATTCGAACCCTCGATACGATCACTCGTATAACACCTTAGCAGGGTGCCGCTTTCAGCCACTCAGCCACCTCTCCTGCTATCCAATATTTATCGGTATGTAATATGGTGGTAATATTTTACTGATAAATATCACAGCATGTATAACGATAGTATAACAGCAGTTCATGTTGAAGCAACAGACAGGTGTAATGCCCAATGTCCAGTATGCATACGTTCATTTCAAGGCGGTCCAGAAAGAGAAAAATATGTTACTAACAGTGAATTAGGCCTTGCACATTTTACAGACTATCTTGGAGACAAGTTTTGTTCTAATATTGTAAATTGGAACTTTTGTGGTAACAAGGGTGATCCTTCGAGTGCTTTAGAATTAGTAGACATATTTGAATATTTGCTTAAATGTAATCCCCATACACAAATAGATGTAAGAACTAATGGCGGTGCTAGAAGTGTCGAATTTTGGAAGAGCATAGGTAGACTTTTTGAAAATACACGATGCAATATAATTTTTGCTGTAGATGGTTTAGAAGACACCAATCACATTTACAGGAAAAATGTAAAATGGAGTAATCTTTATAGAAATATGAAAGCATATTTTAAAAATGGAGGTTACGGAAATGGCCAATTTGACACATTAAAATTTTATCATAATCAACACCAGTGGGAAGAAATAGAGGCTTTAGCAAATAGATTTGGTGTTAAGGTAAATTTTAAAGAGCCATATGGATTTGCTAAATTACCAAATGGTTTACTAAAAACTATTCCTGTATATGATAGAAATTTAACGGACGGCGAACACAAAGTATTATACACAATAAAGCCACATACTACAAAAAAATATATAGATCCAGAATATTTTCCAAGGACTCCTGAGGATATTGCAGATAACGACCCGCCTTTTTACAATTACGAAGACGATAATATTTTTAAATTTAGTCATACGAAAATAGATTGTGTTGCAAACCAACCAGAAAATAATCATTATGAGATATTTTTAGACTGCGACGGTAGTGTTTATCCTTGCTGTTTTATAGGTTCGCGTATGAATTATGGTGAGATGCAACTTAAAAATATGCAAGGCAACACCGATATAGTATTGTCAGAATCTAACACTATAGACAAAATACTGTCATCCAATTACTATAAAAAAGTATTACCTGCAGGAATAGATGGAACATTTGAGGGAGATTTAACTTTAGGCGGTAAAACTAATTATTGTTTAACATGTGTTGATTGTTGTGGAATGAATATGGAACTTTCTCATATTAAAAAGACATAACCGATAAATAGTAGTATGCCAAGATTAAGTTTATGGAATCCAACTAAAACCAAAGACTTCGAATTTATTGATAGAATTGTCGGAGAACACATTTTTGCGGGTGGCACAGGTATCCATGTTCATAAATACCTAGGCATTCAAGATACTCCTGCTACAGGAGACCCTACAAGGCCAGGAGGAAGTGCAGACAACAATTCTGAGGTCTTTATACAAGATCTATTAT